ACGTGGTACTGGCGGAACTCCCGGGCGAGGTTCTTCTCCAGCCGCTGATAGTCGATGGCCACGGCTCAGCCCTTCGCGAGCGTCGAGGCGAGGTGCGCGACGACCGCGGCGGCGAGCTGGTCCGCGGTCGCGCCTGCCGTGATCAGCGGGGCCAGGGCTGCGACCAGCGCGGGGATGTCGACCGCCGGAGCTTTCTCGGCTGCGGCTGTGATGTCGATGATGTGCTGGTCGGACCACGACAGCACCGCGCCGAGACTGGTGGTACCGCCCATGGTCCCGGCGCGCGGGACCTGGAGATTGAGGAGCGCGGTCGCGGTGGCGCTGGCCACCGCGGAGATGTCCTGCTGAGACAGGGGCATGTCTGGTCCTCCGGTGGATGTCGGGTGCGCGGAAGTGGCGGTGCCGAGGAACGCTGCGAGTTGGTCACGGGTGCCGCGGTAGGCGTTCATGTCCCCGACGCGCTGGCCGCCCTCGACTGCGGCGTCGGTGTACTGCCAGATCAGCGGGGTGATGCCGCCGTAGGGCTGCCAGCCGGCGCCGTTGTCGCCGGGGTAGCCGGAGCCGCCCGGGTAGGACGACGACACCAGGCCGATGCCGCGCGACGTGAGGCCGGACAGTGGCGGGGAGCCGATGTTCGCCCAGTGCCAGCGGGGCCCGTAGGCCAGCCGCACCCGCAGTCCTGCCGCGGTCATCGCGTCGGCGACGGCGTACAGCTGCGCCAGCGTCGGCTTGTAGCTGCCCTCGGGTTCCCAGTCGAGCATCACCGGCAGGCTCTTGTCGCCGATGTGCGCGGCCAGCCATGCGGCCTGCGCGCCAGGGTCCTGGCCTGAGATGAAGTGGTACGCCGCGAAGATCTTGCCGGACGCGACGGCCTGCTGGCACCAGCCTTCGTAGTCCGCGTCCGCGTAGTACGTGCCCTCGGTGCACTTGGCCATGACGAACGGGCTCGGCAGCGCGGGGACGTTCACGCCGTGCTCGAACGACGACAGATCGGGACCGGTGATCGTCATGGTGCGCTCGCGACCCAATTCATGACGACCTCCGGTATCCCGACTCCCCGATGCCGCCAGTCTCCCCACGAGATCAAGCGCAGCGGTTGAACCGGTGAAGACACTGGAGATCAAGCCGCAAGATCGGGATTGCGACAGACCCTGAGCAGGAAACCATGCCGACACGCTCCACCGAAGCCCGCGTCGCGACTGCGGAACGCCGTGCGCGCGTCATCGAGCTGCGCCGCCAGAGTAGGACTTTCGCCGAGATCGGCGCCGAGTTCGGTTTCTCCCTGCAGCGCGCCCACGCGATCTACCTCGAAGCGCTCGCGGAGATCCCCGCACGCCAGGTCGACCTCTACCGCACCGAAGCACTGGAACTCGCCCTCGGTGCCATTGAGGATCTGCTGCCGATCGCCACCAATCACGCTCAGCCCCGGACGAGTGTCGAGGCCTGGAACTCAATCCGCTCGTGGTCGGAGCGTATCGCCAAGACCGTCGGCTCCGACGCGTCCACGAAGATCGATGCGACGGTGGCCGACACCTTCGAGGCCCCCGAGTTGGCGGCGCTCGTGCTTCGCGCCAAGGAGCGTGCGGCTGCGAGCCGTCAGCGGCTGCTAGAGGAGTGACCGGTTCGGTCGGCGCGCCGTCGTTCGATCTCGATGAGTACCTGCGCGGCATTGACGAGCTGCTGCTGACTGACTGGGCGAGCCCGCTGGCGCGTGAGGGGCGCCTTGCGCTCACCGAGCTTGATCCGCTCGCGTTTGCCCTGCTTTATCTTCCCCACCACCTCCGCGGCGAGGAGGACGGCGCGCAGATCACGCTGTCGGAGTTCCATGTCGAGCTCGCGGAGGCGGCGAAGCGGTGGGCGCTGCCGACGAGGGAGCCGCGCGCTGACCGGGATGCGTACATTTGTCCTCGCGAGGCCGGTAAGAGCACATGGCTGTTCCTTATCCTCCCGTTATGGGCTGCGGCGCACGGGCACAAGAGATTCATCGCGGCGTTCGCTGACTCCGGCGGCCAGGCGGAGATGCACCTGTTGTCGTTCAAGCGCGAGCTCGATAACAACCCGCTGCTGCGCGCCGACTTCCCGGAGCTGTGCACAGCCAGCCGGAGGCCGTCCGGCGGCACCGAATCCGACACCAAGAGCATGCTCGTCACCAAGTCCGGGTTCGTGTTCGCGACCCGCGGCGTCGATGCCAAGACCCTGGGCATGAAGCTCGGGAACCGCCGACCGGATCTTTTGATCTTGGACGATATAGAACCAGATGAGGCGAATTACTCCGAATACCAGAAGGGACAGCGGCTCTCCACGGTCCAGAACGCGATCCTGCCGCTGAACATCCGTGCCCGCGTCGTCATAGCGGGAACCGTCACCATGCCCGGATCGATCATCCACGACCTCGTGAAGACCGTCACCCGACCCGGCGAAGAGGCCGCCTCATGGGTAGTCGACGAGCAGATCACCGTCCACTACTACCGGGCGATCATCACCGACGAGGCCACCGGCGAACGCCGCTCCATGTGGCCGGCGAAGTGGCCGCTGAACTTCCTCCTGGCGATCGAGCACACCCGCTCGTACAAGCTCAACTACGACAACAACCCGATGGGCAAGGACGGGGACTACTGGAACGAGTCGGATTTCGTCCACGCCGAGCTTCCGGGGCTGACGCACGAGCTGCTGTCCATTGACCCGGCGATCACGTCGAAGAAGCGCTCGGATTTCACGGCGCTGGCGGTGATCGGGTTCTCGGCGGCGTACCGGCGCTGCGTGGTCCGGATGGCCATGGCCGTGCGGATCGCGCCGGGGGAGGCGCTGCGGGAGCTGGTGCTGCGGATCCTGGAAGAGTTCCCGGGCATTCGCGGCGTGGTGGTCGAGGTGAACCAGGGCGGGGACGTGTGGAAGGGCAGCGTCCTGAAGGGCCTGCCGGTGCCGGTGCGGGTGGTGTACCAGTCGGAGCCGAAGGAGGTGCGGGCGGCACGGACGCTCGGCTACTACCAGACTCGTCCACGGCGTCTTCCGCCCGGCAAGGATCCGGCGGTGTCGGCTGGTCTGTCGATGCTGCCGCAGGTGGTGCACGAGACGGTGCTGGCGACTGCGGAGGAGCAGATGGTCGGGTTCCCGAAGGGTGCGAACGACGACCTGGTGGACGCGATCGGCACCGGCACGGACGTGTTCCTGAAGCCGAAGAGGAAGTCCGGCGGCTCCTCGGTCGAGCCGCGCTACGGCCACGAGGACGACGACGACGCGTTCTGATTCCCGCTTCCCATGGCGTGCGGCCGATGCGGGCACCCTGATGTGGACACGCTGAATACCGTGGCGACAGGGAAGATCCACACGTCGTCAGGAGCCTGGTGGCCACTACAACCGCGTCCGTCGCCTCCATCTCCTACGGCGACGGCGCCACGTCGGTCCCGTCGGAGACGCCCGGCTCGGACCTGGAGCTGGCCATGGTCGAACTCGGGCAGGCCATGGGCGGCTACCGGGTGGCCGAGGAGTATTACGACGGCACCCGGGCGGAGGTTTTCGCCTCCGTGCGGCTGCGCAGGGCGATGGCCAAGACGGGCACCAGTTTCCGGTTCAACTTCGCGAAGAAGGCTGTTCAGGCGGTCGCGGAACGCCTGGAGATCGCGTCGGTGGACTCCACGGCACCCGGCGCGAAACGGCTGATCGACGACCTGTGGAAAGACAACAAGCTGACACGCCAGTCCAAGCAGATCATGCGGCGGGCCTGCGAGTACGGCGACGCCTACGTGATCGTGTGGCCGTCGGCGGACACCGACTGGGACGACGACGGCATCACCAACGTGGACGTGTTCTACAACAGTCCGCAAAGCGTGAGGATCTTCTACGACGCCGAGAACCCGCAGATCAAAGCGTTCGCGATCAAGCAGTGGGTGCTGGCGGCGGCCAAGAAGGTCCGCGTCGATCTGTACTACCCGGACCGGATCGAGAAGTACGTGTCGAGGCAGGGGGTGCTGCATCCCAAGGCCGAGGACATGGTCCAGTTCTACGACGCCGACGACCCGGGCGACGAGCAGGACATCGATGCGGGCCCCGGGTGGCCGCGCCCGAATCCCTTCGGCGAGATCCCGATCTTCCACTTCCGCAACGACGACCCCTACGGGACGCCTGAGCACGAGGGTTTCTACGGCGCGCAGGACTCGCTGCGCAAGTTGGTCCTGTCGCACATGGCGGGCGTGGACTATCAGGCGTTCCCGCAGCGCTACGCCCTCGCCGACGGCACCGCCGACTCAAGCGAGCTGGCCGCCGGAGACGAGGACCTGTTCCAGTACGCCCTGGACACCGGTGCCACCTCCCGAGCCGGGGACCCGCAGTCGCAGCTGTCCGCCGACGCAGGGAGCGTGTGGTGGCTTCAGGGCGTGAAGGGCGTCGGACAGTTCGACCCGGCCGACCCGGCGACGTTCACCGACCCGATGACGCTGTACCTGCGCTTCGGGGCGCTGATCACCGATACGCCGCTGTCCCGCCTGGACCCCACCGGGGCCGTGGAGTCCGGGGAGTCCCGGCGCGCAGCCAACGAGCCGTACACCAAGAAGATCGAAGACAGGCAGGAGTCCTTCGGCGACACCTGGTGCGAGGCAGTGGAATTCGCCCTGAAGATCCTGGGCATCGACGACGCCGAGGTCACCGTCCGCTGGAAGTCCGCCGGAGTCATCGACGACGAGACCGGATGGCAGACGCTGCTGCTGAAGCTGGAGGCGGGCCTGCCGCCGAAGCAGGCGTTCATGGAGGCCGGGTACACGCAGGAGCAGGTCGACGAGTGGTTCGGCGACGGCGACGACGAGCAGATCGACGCCGAACTGCTGCTGAAGCTCGGCCAGGCCCTCGGCGCGCTCG